GACTATGAAGAGCAGCGAGCGGCCTTCGTCGAAAAATATACGAAGCGTTTTCCGCTGACAGACTTCATAGATAATGAGCCCGAAGCCGTCGATGCAAACATTCTTTTTCGAATTCAACATGGTTTTTATCATTTCGAGCACGAGGAACGCGGACTCATCGAGGTCGAACCCCGAAAGTTCATAGCGGCGCCGTTGAAATTTCTTCCGAAAGAAAGCACACCGTTCAGAAGACTTTCATTGCCGTCGCCCGAAGAAAAGAAAATCGAAACGCCCGAAGAAGCAATAAAACGAAAAATGGAAGAACTCAAAAGCGAATGGAAAGCGATACAGGTCAGAAAGCGCTCGACGGAAAGTACGAAAAGCATTGTTGAAATAGTCGAGGAAGTCGCAAAAGAAGCGGATCAAAAATTTAAATTGGAGGTTGCATAAATGTCGTCAAGTTTAAATAAAATTTATCTCATCGGCTGCCTCGGCCACGATCCCGAAGTCAAAGCGACGCCGAGCGGCAAGACCGTGACAACTCTCAGCGTGGCTACCTCGGAATCATACGGAAGCGGTGCGGATCGAAAAGAAACTACGCAGTGGCATCGCATTATTTTGTGGGACAAAATCGCCCAGATCGCCGGGGACCATCTCAAAAAAGGATCGAAGGTCCACATCGAAGGCAAAGTTACCTACCGCGAATATAAGGACAAACAGGAAAACAAGCGCTACATAACCGAGATCATCGGACAAAACATAATCTTTCTGGACGGAAAATCACAGCAGCAGTCAGCCCCGACAGAAAGATCAGGTGAGCAGAAACAGAGCGAACCGTCGGCCGATGCGTTTAATTACGGCCAGAGCGCAATAGACTCAGACGTTCCATTTTAGGGGGATTTGATGAAAATAGTATTTGAAATTCAAGGCAAGGCTCAGGCTCAGCAGCGCGCCGGTGAATATGTTGGTAATGATGGCAAAATTCACCATTACGACCAGAAGGAAAGCAAATCATTTCGAAAAGAAATCAAGGATGCTGCTTTCGTTGCGGTCAGAGGTAGATGGCCGCGCTTTGATGTTCCGGTCAACCTGGCCGTTCAAGAATTTCGCGCGCTTCCGTCAAGCTGGTCGGAAAAGAAAAAACATAATGCGATCATGGGCATTGTCCGGCCAACATCGAAACCCGATTTAAAAAATATAATTTGGGGCGTTGAGGACAGCTTAAACGGGCTCATGTGGAAAGACGATAGCCGAATTGTCTCTTTTGATGGTTCGGGAAAATTCTATTCTGCTTTCTCACCGTTTTTAAGAGTTGAAGTAACGCCTTTAATCACAGTCCAAAAATAACAATCACGGAATTATGATACTTTTCGGGCAAGGGGTATATCCAACATCGTCCGAGGGGGTCAAAACGATTCCTGAGCGAAAGTAACGCGCATAACTGGCACATTAAAATTGCCACGAGGGGAGAGAAAAACAAAAATGGAAAATAATGAGTTTTTAAAATTGATACCTGTCTATCGAGACGACCTGCTCGAAAGACACGGAATACCATTCACGCAAAAGACTCTGCGGAAATGGCACTCGATAGGTCGGAATAAAGAACTGTTTGTCAAAATAGAACGTCGTATCTTCGTTATCTACGCCGAATGGTTAAAGTTTTTAGAGCGTAACTATAAAGCCGGCACGGAAAGAAAAAGTGCCGAGGAACATATAGCCGCCGCAATGGCGCGTTAAAAAAAACACGGAAGGAAAGTGAACGTATGCCAAATATAAATTGTGCTGTAAAACAATGCCATTATTATGGAAAAGGGAACAAATGTGCTAAAAAAACTCCGGTCCAGATGAAGCCTAAATATAATTTCAACAAGACGCCGGCGGTCACGATCTGCTGTAACTCGTTTAAAGGTGCGTCACTTAAAAAAATAGCGGGGGTGGCGTGATGGAAAAGGTGACGAGGTTTGAAACCGAAAAAGGCATCAAATATCTCGTTGAAATTGACGGCGTAATCTTTTCAGTAAAAAAAGATCAGATGAGCAGTTTTATCCAGAAGCTTAAAGAACATCCGGAACTCGACCAGATAATGAAAAGGAGTGCGAGATAAAAATGTTGAAAGCAAATCTTAACGAAATGTCCAAGAAAATACATGAAAACGCCGTTAAACATGGCTGGTGGGAAACGGAAGTGGCTTTTAGCGAAATCATCGCTCTTTGCCATTCAGAATTATCAGAAGCCCTGGAAGAGCACCGAAACGGCAAACCAACGGACCTGATTTATTATAACGGTATCGCCTTCAACGGAAACGATAAGCCTTTTTGTTTAGAAGATAAACCCGAAGGCGTCCCGGTCGAACTGGCCGACTGCATTCTTCGTATTCTTGATTACTGCGGCCGTCACAATATTGACATTGACCGAGCGATTGAAATGAAGCACGAATTCAATAAATCGAGGGATTATCGTCACGGCGGGAAGGTGGTTTAAGTGAATGAAATCATAAAACGCGTTAATGAACTGATGGACGCAATACCCTACAAAAATGAATTTGGAGACGATAGAAAAAAGGTAATAAACGGAAAATGGTGTTGGCATGGCCTCGCCAATCAAAGCGTGACTTTATCGACGGAGCGAGGCGGCCGCCAATATCTTTTATCAACGTTACGAAAAGGGTTTAACGGTTCACAATTTCAAGTCAGAACATCTTTGGATGGTTTCGGAATAATGGAGCCGGCTTCAAAATTTTATGTGCCGCGGGCTGAGTATGCCCGTAATACGGTCGTCGATATAGATAACCCCGTTTGCCAGCTCATAAAGCTCATCCCGGATATGGTGAATACTTTAAACGAATTACAGGCACGAATCAAGGAATTGGAGGCGAAAGCGTGAACGATAAAATTAAAAAATTCGAAAAAAAGTTCGACGCTGCCGTTCCTCAAATTGTGAATGCGCTCGCGGAAGTTAAAAAGGCGCTCGTCGAGGGTGATAAAAAATTAACTTTCTGCCTCGATTGCGAGCATTTTCGCGAGACCGGCGAAGTTATAACAGGCTATACAATCGGGCGCGGTGAATTCACGGTTCCCGGCTGCAAGCGATATTTCTGCAACCACATCACGGCGCCGATCCGCAAGGGAACGTTCGAAGAGTTCAGGGAATTCGGATGCACGTTCGGGGCGAGGAAGAAAGAAGGGGGAAAGCGTGAAAACTAAGAAAGTAACGCGCCACTGGTGCGATTTTTGTAGAAAATCGATGGCATTTAGAAATCGCATGGAAGAACACGAAAAACACTGCACGCTGAACCCGAATCGCGAGTGCGGACTGTGCGATATTATCGGAGAAAGCCCGAGGCCCATGGTCGAACTGCTCGCCGTCGTTCCCAAATGCGCCGATTATAAAACCGGAGACGCCCCGTGGAACATCGATCACGACAAGTACGAACAAGCGAGTAGAGAAGCCCTTGCCAAGCTGCGCGAACTCACGAACAACTGTCCGGCGTGCATCTTGGCCGCGCTGCGACAGTCGAAAAACTCGGGGCTTGTCGAGGCTGATTTCGACTTTTTCAAGGAAAGCAAAGCGTTTCTGAAAGAAAACTACAACCCAAACGAAGGTATAGGATATTAAAAAGGGAGAAACATGAGTAATAACCCTATTTTCCGTCCGTGTCCTTTTTGCGGTTATGAATATCCAGCTATGCACGGAGGTCCGCTCGTCGATTATTACTGGAATGTGTATTGCCAGATCTGCCAATGCCGGGGACCGGTGACGAAGGACCACGATGAGGCGTTGGCGGCATGGAACGGATGGACCGTAAAGAAGAAAGACTGGAGAAAATTTAAGGAGAATATTGATGCCAATAAAACCCGAGAACAAAGCCCGGTACCCGAAGAACTGGAAAGAGATCAGAGCGGCGATCCTGAATCGGGCCGGCCATAAGTGCGAGACCTGCGGCGCCGAGAACTACAAGCCGCATCCGGTTACCGGCTCGCGCGTGGTCTTGACGATCGCGCACCTGGATCACACGCCGGAGAATAACGATCCGGAAAACCTCCGGGCGCTCTGCCAGAAATGTCATCTGGCGTATGATCATCAGCACCACCGCGAGAACGCGGCTGAAACGAGATTAACGAAAACAGGTCAAATGAAACTGATTTGATGGGGGGAATAAATGTATTGCGAAAAATGTAAAGAATATGATTATGGACGCCGTCCACATCAATGTCCGCCTATTTACGAAGTGAGATTTCCCGATAGCGGAACTGATGATTGGCATAAAATAAATGCCAATAGTCCAGAAGAAGCTCTCGAAAAGATATGTAAAAAACAAGATGTTGACAGCGCAGATTATTGGATTATCGGGAATGGCGGCGTTGAAAATGTCGAAGTTAGGCGCGAAGGGTGGAGCGATATCAAGATTTACAACGTCAGTGCGGAAACTGAAATCGTTTATACGGCGCGATTAATTGTTAAAAAGAAGAATTAACGGAGGAAAAATGACAGACCACATCGACGTAATTAAAAATCGGAAGGCCGGCCGCTTTTGTTTAATGCCCTGCCCTTTCGAACATAACAGACTCGCGTTAGGAAAGATGGTCGGAAGCACGGCCTGCCAGGAATGCAAAAGCTTCTGCGGAAAAGATAGCGAAGGAAATGTTTTATGCGATGGCAGGAGGGAACATGAACGAATACATGTATGATGACATGGAAAGAGAATTAGAATACGAAGCGCGGGCCCGATCTGAATGGCACGAAGAATTTAAACATCTGGCCTACCGTGGAAAAAAGCGAAAATTTTTCCGGCGCCCGACACCGAATAAACCTGCGATAGGGCGAAACCGTGCCATGCATATGAATACTATCAAAATTTACAAGGCATTTTTCGAAAACATCTATGGCGCGGCAGCAACCGTAAAGAATGAAAATGGAACTTTCACGCATACTTTTAAACCGAAAGCGAGACGACAAAATGAAATACATATCCGCTCAAACCTTTCGCGAGGCTAAAGATATGGCGACCGATCGCGGATTAAAGCCTAACGAATGGAAATGGGTCCCGTGGGAACACTGGCGCCGAGAAAATGCGCTCCGGGGCTTGGTAATATATGAGGACGATCTTATCGGCGAATTCAGCGAAGATGAAAAAAGGTTCTGGTTGCGATTTGAAAAAAAGGAGAGACGAAAGGATGAAATACAGAAAATTACCCGTAGTGATCGAGGCTTTTAAGCTTACGAATCAAAACGGAACAGAACAGCCCGAATGGATATTCAAAGCCATAGAACGCAAAGATGTAACAGTCATGCATGAAAACGGTTATTTTGTCGGAATGGATATAAAAACCCTCGAAGGTACAATGAGAGCCAACTTCGGCGACTACATAATCAAGGGCGTCAACGGCGAGATATACCCATGCAAGCCGGACATCTTTGAAAAGACTTATGAACTCGCAGACGGGCCCGTGCCGCAAAACAAAAATTTCGAAATAATAAAATCAAAATATGAAGCAATAAACCAAAGCACGGATTCACATTTTACGACCGAGGATGCCGAAGATTTACGCGAAATACTTTCGGCCGCAGAGCACATGGCGAAGTGGATTGAGCAGCTTGAAAAAGAGCTCATAGAATTTAAATCTATGATTAGCCGCTATTCATTTGATTTTCTTACACAAGACAGCGCAATAAAAAAACTTGAATCCGAAAACGAAAAACTCTGTGAAGTCAATGCACATAAAAACATGGTTATCCAGGACTTACAGGCCGAACTCAAAAAAGCGGCTGAAAACGAAATGGAATTACTTCGAGCTGGCGACGCCGTTCTGCTGGATCAGACCGCAAAAATAAGGCTGTTAGAAAAACAATGCACCGAGTTTGACGTCAAATATCCCTGTAGCGAGATCACCCGAATTAAAGGTATCGCGCAAACACTCATTAAAGAGCTTGATCTTTCCGGTGATCTCCGTATGAAGGCAGAGACCCGCATTAAGGAGCTCGAGGTCACGCATGAATTCTGCGAGACCATGCGTAAGGAAAACGAATTTTTGAAAGGTCTTTTAGGCTCTCGTTATCCCTGCAACTGTGAAAAGTTTTGCGTATTCAAAATCAATCGTAAATGCAATCATCATGGGGCCTGTGATCATAGAGGCGAATTAGAAACAGGCGAACTTGAAAGAAAATCAAACATATCAAAAGTTGGTTATAATCCACACAAAAAACTTGAAACAATAAAATACTCGCTATCAAAAATTGAGGGCTACGAGGCTTATAAAAAAGAAATATTTGAAACGGCAAACTATCTCGACCAAATTAAAAATTCACAAATGGAAACGATCGGTGAACTTCAAGCGGAAATCGACCGCCTCAAAGCCAAACTTACCGCCTAAAAATTAGAAGGAAAAGGAAGGTGCATTTATATGCCATTAACACCTGAAAACATTGTTTCTTTTATCGAGGATTTAGATGAAAACGATTCCGAAATTTTATTCCGTGAATTAGCTCGAACTGCTCCAGATTACAACTGTAAGACGTTCGTCGAAGAGGCAAGAAAGCGAGGAAAATTGACGGCGATTCCGGGGGCGGCGGATTAAATGACGGTTGTTATTGAACATCGGCCAAAAGCAAGCAGAGGCATTCACGCCGTCATCGAAACAGAAGTTTCGGGCAAGCTCGATTTTTTATACGAAGAATTTTCAACATTGAAAGATGCCGAGAAATTTGTCGTTGAGAACGATCATACACTTTTAAAATCGGCTTGCTATATCAGAAATTGCAAATGCAAATTGAAGGGGTGAAAAGTGATACAAATTACTGAAATCAGCCACGAAACCTATTGTCAAATTATCAAAGGGTTTCTTGATAGGCTCGATGATCAAACATATAACGAGCAAATAACTAAAAACTCTGAACTGAAAAAGTTCATCAAAGACACAAATTACGAAAGGAAAGAGTCAACGAAGTAGCATTGGAAATTGAATTGAGGTGTACGTTTTGAAAACCCCGAAGCAGAGCCGGCATATATCGCCGGAACTGAAAAAACAGGTTATGGAGTATATAAGTGCAAACTATATCAAGCTGATCGCCTCCTTATGCCGTAAATATCAAAGCCGTTTCTGCTCGCATCAGGACTTTGGCGATATCGTTCACGATGTATATATTCAGGTGTGCCAGATATTTTTTTACGATTATAATTATAAACGCCTGAAAGATACACCCGTCGTAATCCTTTCCACAATCCAACAACTTCAAAACATATTAGTCAAACCGGCGAAGCGCCTTGATTTCGACCGCTCAACCGCCTACATCGAAACCTTTCAAGCCGCCGGCCACTTCTTTGAAGATCGACCCAACTCCACATTCGAAGATGAGATCGCGGCCGGCAATCTGGCGGATGAAGTTTTTAAATTCATCGCCTCTTATCATCCCGATAATATCTATGGCAGTGCAAGACGAAAGATGATCACGGCATTTTTAAAATGCCATTTCATTTTATCAGTTGCGGAGAAAAGCGGTTCTTCGAAAAAATCACCGGAACTTCTCGCGGCTCTGATATCGGATTTAACGCCAGAACGCCGCCTCAATCTCTTTCGCAAATATCGCGAATTCTATCACGCAAAAATAGTATTAAACGTTTCTTACATTCCGAAGCAGTTTAACTTCGCGTGCGATCACTTTCTTGTTCAGCTTCGGAAATCTCTTTTCAAATCCGGCTTTTTTAAAGCCATATTTCAGGAGTGATCATGCCTATTAAAAAAAAAGACATCAGACTTTTATATCTTGGCGACACCGGATTTTATGATCTGCTCGATATTCTTGGTCCTGAAAAAACAAAACTCTTTCTCTGGATATGGGGCGGGACCACGATCAAAGTTCCGAATATGCGCGATATTCAAAACTGTGATCGCGATTACGAAATATATAAACACATGTCCGAACGGATAAAACAAAACATCCCGGCCATTAACGCCGCGTGCGAATGCGCGAATAAGTTTAAGTGCCAAGTTGAATACTGCCTCAAAACTTATCGCAACCTTAAGAAGTTCGCGGACCACATTTCCAGCCACCGGGATGAAATTGAAAAAATACTGAAGGGGTGAATAAAACCTTGAGTAATTACAGAGTTCCAACATTCGTTGATCACAACTTCATTTACAATACTGTTTTCACTCACGCGCGGATGCTCGCCATGGGTATCATAACCGCAAATGAATATGAAAAAATGTGCGCCGCTCTTGGTATAAAAATCGAGTTCGTCAAAATCGAATAGTACACGAAGCTAAAACGAAACCATTCATTCAATCTGCTCCGGGCTTAACTGCTCGGAGCTTTTTGTTTTCGCGGAACGGACAGGTTTTTCGATTTTTAAAAACTTTTTTTTAATTAATATAGAGATCGATTATTTTTTCCGTGATTCGGAAAGACAAAGGAACGAGCATGGCAAAGAAGAATTTGAGCGGGCGCAAAACGCTATACACCAAAGAAATGCATGATCTGGTTAAAGCATACGCGCGCGATGGCCTGACCGACAAAGAAATATGCGAAAAACTCAACATCGGTCAGACGACTTTTTACGCCTGGCAAAAGCGATATCCGAAATTTCAGAAGGCCTTAAAGGAAAACAAAGAAAAATTTGACATCAAAGCCGTCGACGCGTTATGGAAGCGCGTTATCGGTTACGACTACTATGAGACCGAAACAACTGAAAAAGACGGCAAAATAGTTAAAACGAAGAAAATAAAGAAGCACAGCCCGCCCGATCTCACCGCCTTGATATTCTGGCTTAAAAACAGACAGCCCAACAAATGGCGCGATAAGGTTATTGAGTTCCGCGGCGACGGCGCGATGAAGGAACTCGCGGACGCGCTTGAGAGGAGCCTCGATAAGAAATGACAATGGAGTGGGGCACCTTCTCGCCGAAAGCGCTGGACTTTATCTATAACTCGAACGCCCGCATTAATATTGCGTCCGGATCGGTTAGCTCGTCGAAAACCATCAACTGCGTCGTTCGCTGGATTAAATATCTTATTTCCGGACCAAAGGGAACACTATGTATGGCCGGAAAGACGCGCGGCACTCTCAAGCGTAACGTGCTCGACCCTATGCGCGATACCGTCGGCGATAAAAACTATGAATGGATTGACAAACAGGAAGGCACACTCAGGGTATTCGATCGCACGATTCACTGCTTCGGCGCCCATGATGAAAGCTCGGAAGGCAAGATCAGGGGCGCGACATTTGCCGGAGCTAACTGCGACGAGTTAACGCTCTTTCCTAAATCATTCTTCGATCAGCTTATGGCACGCCTCCGCGTCAAGGGCGCTCAATGCTTCGCCACCACTAACCCCGATAGCCCTTATCACTGGCTGAAAAAAGACTACATCGATAATCCCCGGATCACTAATAAAAAGATCTGGAATTTTACGATGGAGGATAACCCGAACCTCGACGAAGAATACAAACGCGATATTGAATCGATGTATTCGGGCCTCTGGCATAAACGAATGGTCAACGGCCTATGGGTCCAGGCGGAAGGTTCTATTTATGACATGTTCCGCGACACGCATATAGTCCGCGATATTCCGGAGAAATATACGCTCGAGTGTGTCGGCGTGGATTACGGCATAACCAATCCAATGGCTTTCATAAAGGTTGGTTTTGCAGAAGATAAGTATTCCGTGCAAAAGGAATTTTACTATGACAGCAACGAATCAGGCCGCCAAAAAATAGATGGAGAATACGCCGACGATCTTTTGAAATTTATCGATGGCAATAAAGAAATTGTTGTGGTCGTTGACCCGTCAGCAACATCTTTCATTGTCGAGTTAGGGCGCCGCGGCGTTTACGTCGTGAAAGCGAATAACGCAGTTCTCGACGGCATCCGTTATGTAAGCCAGCTTTTAACAGCTAATCGGCTTTTCGTGAAAAATGGAAATTGCCCGAATCTCGTCAAAGAGTTTTATAGCTATGTCTGGGACCCGAACGCACAAAAGCGCGGTGAGGATAAACCCTTGAAGCTGAACGATCACGTTCTCGACGCTTTACGCTATGTGCTGATGTATATGGCGACGCGCGAAGGAACGAGCGTTATCGAGTGCGTGCCGTCAGAAGGACGCTCGAGTTACGACGGGGCAGATCGTGAATCAAGGTACGATCGCAGCGCTGGCGAAGATTGGTAGAAACATCTTTTAATTTTTGAACTATTACCCCGCAACTCAGCGGTTTAATAAATATACGAAGGAGTGGTTTATATGTCTTTAGTTTTTGAATGCAAGGAATGCAAGGAAAAACATTCAGCGCTTACCGAGGCCGGTATCTGTATTAATTGCGATAGCGCCATGCGCGAAGCGAATATGAAAGAAAAGCGTATCAAGCTGGCGATTGTCCAGAATGACGGTAACATCGAGGTAGTCGCAAAATTAACCGGCGAGAAACCCGAGCGAATTTCAAAAATCAAAAAAGAAATGAAGTTCAAAAATATTGAAGGCTCGCTTTATTTTTGCACGCGCTGCGGCAAGCCGACCGAAACGCTGCTCGCACGCATGGGCCATTCAGGCGTATGCGAAGACTGCGCCGACCGGCTCGAAAAGAAAAAAGAAAATGCGGACCGGTACAAAGAACCGGTAATTACATTCGCGTCGAACGATGAAACGCCGCGCTTCAATCCGGATGAGGATTTTAAGAAAAATAAAAAGAAAAGCAAGGTAAGGAAGGGTTGAAAATGGAAAACGGAAACTCAGTTTTCCCGAATAGGGGAATTAATTCGAATTATAAAGCATCAGTGCCTTTGGTCTCGATAAAACCTGAAGATGTAATGAGCGAGATGTCTTATTATATCCTACCCTCTCAATTGACCATGTACCCTTACAACCCTGACGATTTGGTACAGAAGAAAGGGCTTTTCATCTACGATCGGATGAAGGACGACGAAGTTATCAAAGTGGCTCTGCTTCTGAAAAAAACAGTCATGCTTTCAAATAATATTGAGATCGAAGCCATATCGACAGACCCTGCTGATCAACAGGCGGCCGATTTCATAAAATATGTTTTATTCGAACAGCTCGAGCAGCCGCTTAATTGTATCATCGAACAGGTGCTTTCCGCTTTCGATTACGGTTACTCGGTTTCCGAAAAACTTTTTCAGCATATAGAAGACGGTCCTTTTACCGGATATGTCGGGATCAAAAATATCAAGACGCGCCCGCCGCACGGCTTCGATTTCCGAACGGACGAATTCGGAACGCTCAAAGCAGTCAGGCAGTTTCAGGGCACGGCATACTGCAAAGACCTGCCGCCGGACAAGTTTCTTATTCATACATTCTGTAAGACCTTCGGCAACCCTTACGGTATATCGGACCAGCGCGCAATTTATCGTCCATGGTGGTGCAAGGACATCGTTCTGAAACTTTCGGCCATTCATCTCGAACGGTATGGAACGCCGCTTGTAATAGCTTACAATAAAGGCGTTTTGAATAAGGAAGAAGAAAAGAATATCAGGACGATACTCAAATTCATTCAGACCGGAACCGGCTTTCAACTTCCTGACGAGAAAGTCCGAATTGATAAACTCGAATTCAGCGAAGCCAAAGGATATGCCGAGGCTCTTGATCGCTATGATAAGATGATGACGCGCGGGCTCTTAATGCCCGATCATCTCGGTTTCACAAACACTTCGGCTGGTTCTTACGCACTCGGCCAGGAGCAATTCGGTATTTTCTATTTAGTACTGCAGAAGTTTTTTAACGATCTTTTGCTCGACATTCAAAAGCAGATCGTCGAGCCGCTCGTTAGATTTAATTTCGGTGTGAAGAAAGCACCAAAGTTAAAAGTAATTCCGACGAAACCGGAAGATATTGAAAAGCTTTCAGCCATCTATATCAACATGACAAACGCCGGTTATATGTCACCCGCAAATAAAAGCGATATGAACTTTATTCGTTCGAAATATGGCTTGCCGGAAATCGAAGTGGAAGTTCAGGACATAAATCTGAGTGCGAAATCAAATTCGGTGCTTACTTCGATAAAGAAAAACGAAGGAAATTTTCAAAATATACTCAGTAAAGTTCTTCCGAAACTTTCGCCGGCCGATTACAAAAGATTTATCGATGCATACAAAAATGGCAATTATGACGAGGCCATGAAAACCATTACGGAGTTTGATCAGCAATCTAAAGACATGATCGCGGAAGCCCTGCGCGCCCGCTTCGCGGATGGTAAAGGCGCGGCCACGGTTAAAAAATAAATTATGCCGAAACCTCCAAAAATAAAAAAAGATGATGATGGTTATATTCCTGATGGCGTATCGAAAGCATTTGATAGTATGTCGCAAGACATATTCAAATCGCTTCTCGACGATCTTTCGCGTAAGTTCAAAAGCGAGATTGAGCGCGGAGTAAAAGAAGGCCTTTCCTCGGACCAGATCGGAAAGAACCTACAAGCAAAATATGGCGGTTTCAAAAACAAGATTACTCAATCGACGATCGCCAGAACTCTACTTCATGCCGCATATTCAAAAGGCGCTATGTTCGACACGATAGACGACCCGTTCGTCGTCGCATATGAATTCTATAATCCGGACGATATGCGAACCTCGAAGATATGCCATCATCTGGCTGGCAAGATAATCCGCAAGGAAGATATCGCGAAATATACACCACCACTCCACTGGGGCTGCCGCTCCATTCTCATTCCAATTTTCGATAACGATGAGATTGACCGCAATAAAATCGTCACGCCAAAAATGGAAAAGGGCGACAAGTTTAAAAAGAATGTTGTCGATCAAATAGACCCTGAATTTACGGACTACATGGGCGTTAACAAAATGCTCGACGAGATGAAGCGAAACAAGGACGCGCAGGCCGTTGATAACGAAGCGACCATGGCGAAAACAAATATAGCGCTCGATCATCTACGTGTCGGGATGGATACTGAACGGATGCCAGGCAATACCACTGGCGCCGACGATTATATTGCAAAAGAGGTTCTTAACGAGATCGCGCGGCGCGAAGTGACTGTTGATAAAAGGGCTGACGCTAAATCTTATCTGGATGATGAACCGGAATTAAAAGGCCTATACGACGCTTATAAAAATAACCGCATAGGCGATGTGCTCGAAAAAAAAGACGCTCGTAAAACTATCGATGCCACGGACCGGGTCGGCCGTGACATACTTAAAAATGAAGCCACTCGCAAATTCAATGAAAGCGCGAACGCCGATGAAATGCTTGATTTTTTCCTTGAAGAAAGCGGGGGCGGGATACTTCCGGAGGATCTTAAAAAGAAGATCAGTGATGCCATTCAGCGGCGCGCCTGGGACCCGATGTTTTTAAATCCGACGCTGGCTGATTTACGTAGAAAGGCCGAGGCGGTTGTCATGCGGCAGGGTGGCGACATCAGACAAATGTCTGAGTCAGATCGCGCTATTCTCAATTCTTATTTCGACGAGTTTTTCCGCTCGATAGATCGCGGCGCCAACGTCAGGATAACGAATCCGGACGTACTCGATGCCGAGATACTCCGAATAATTTCACAGCATCCGGAATATAAAAATATCACCGACCGGCTTTACGGGCACATTCTAACCTTTCAGGAAACGGCGCGTAACGCAGTTCTTCGCCAGCTTGATAATTCCATCGATGGCGTGACGGCCGACCCGCTTGAGCAGAACATTATCAAGAACAAAATCAAGCTCGCGGACTTCTTCGTTCACATGGACAACTCGCTAAAGACCGTGAATGATATTAAGGCAAAGATAAATAAAAAAGTTAAACCTCAAAAAGGTGTGGGAGCGGCAGCGGATAATTTCGAAAATAATCTTAATAAAGAAAACATTCGTATTGCTAAACCTCTCGGCAAACCTATTATTTCGGATGAAGATTTTGGGGTATGGGTTGATCAGGTCGCAAGCGAAAAAATGAAGCGCGGCCGCGCCGAAGTGATAGGGAAAATAAATGAAAAAATACTTGATAAGTTAAGTGAAAAAGGCATTGAATTATCCACTGACGAACTCGTTATCGAAGACGGGCAAATCATTCATTTATTAAGAACGAACAAACAAAACAGAAATCAAGCAATTAGCCTTGATTCGCTAAAAAAAATTAAAGAAGTAATTGCGAATCCAGAAACAGTTCTTTGGGACAGCCGTGATCCTGCAATTATTTTTATTACTTCGGGGAATAAAAAAGATGAAAAGATAAAATTTGTTTTAAAGATTAACCAATTCATCAAAACAAATGAGGGAAAGAAGTTTACAAATAGTATTGTTACGGCTGGAATCATACAAGAATTCAATTCTCAAGAAAAAAGATATGAAGAAATAATAAAAGAGTGATTGGCGGGCGCGCTCAACTTCCGCATGGGGCATGCATCTTTGCAGATACCTGTCCAGATAGCCAGAGCGACTTTCTATCTTTCAACCACTCTAATTATAGTATACCACAACCAGTTTTAAAGTCAACTGGTTTCAATAAAAAAGGAGTGAATATTATGCAGACAAATGAGTTAGAGGTTAATCTAAAATTTAAACTTATGCCAAGAAAAGAAAAGCCTTATTTCAAACTCAGTGCGCTAAAACTTGGAGCGCCTTCTCGCGGCGGTGCGGAAACACTTTATCTCGTTCAAGATACAGAGGGTGAATATCTGACAACATTGAAGTTTCAGGATAGACCTATCCCGGCCGGTGTGAACGGACTGACGAATGAATTTCTACTTGAAGTCGTTATCGATCGCCTTAAAGGATTCCAAGGCGGCGAATTCCCGTGCGATCATAATCAGCGCGCGCTCGACAAAATCGAGGAAGCTCTCGAAATCCTGATTGATCGCCACGAGGAACGCGAAAAAAGAAACGTCCAAGGCAAATACGAAAAATAAATAAAACTTAGAAATGTTTCATCGACCGGCCTTCGGGCCGGTTTCTTTTTTGCGGTTCAAGCCCGCTCACGCGCGATATTCTTTGCTAATAAGCATTTTTCAAATTATGAATTCGACCGTCAAAAACACTTTTTTAATTAATATACTTCGAGAACTAAAAAAAGGATGAAATTTATGGACGTGGAAACCTATACGCTTGTGGATGAGGAAATACTTCGAGTCGGCCGGTTTAAAGAATTTGATTTTACGCCCGCCATTCTCGACGAGATTTATAAAAATTTCTACAAGCTCAAAAATGAAGTTAAGCCAACTGTCAAACTCGGTCATGGCGAGCAGGAAATACTTGAGCGTTCCGGATACCCGGCGGTCGGTTATATTTCCGAACTCAAACTTTCGCCGGAAAACGATGTGATTTATGCCACGATAACGGACGTTCCAAAGGAAGTTAAAGACCTTATAGACACTAAAGCGTATGCTCAAAAATCGGCCGAAGTCGTACTTGATTACGAGGATGTAAATAAAAATAAAAAATATAGCGCAGTCTTATTAGGACTCGCGCTTCTCGGCGAGGAACTGCCGGAAATCAAAACCCTTGCAGATATCAAACAACTATATTTTTCAAGCGATAAAGGAAAATTTTTATTCATCAACCTAAGTTCGAAGGAGGACATTACAATGGCAACACCCGAAGAAATCAAAAAAGCCCAGGAAGAAAAAGCGGCAGCGGATGCCGCAGCGGCGAAGAAATTAGCGGCAGACAAAGCGAGCGGTGCCGCCGCGCCCACGTTAGCCGACATGGTGACCGGTCTCGAAAAATCGATCACGGCAATAACGGAAGCCATGAAAACAGCAACGCCCGAAGAAACAGCAAAAATCGGTGACATTTTAAAACCGCTTGTTGAAAAAATCAAACCCGCCGAAGCTCCGGCCGACGGCGATAAGGGCGACGAAGCCGCAGGTGATGAGAAACTTGATCCCGCAACGTTGGCATTACAGGAAAGAATCAAAAAACTCGAAGCGGACGTCGAGCTTGCGAAGAAAAAAGAAAAAGCCGCGCAGTGCGATACCGTCAATCTTTCAGATAAGCAGTATCTCGATCAGCTCGCGAAGGAAACCAAGATCGCGCCCAAGCAGAAAGAAAAACTTGAAAAGCTTTTCTTCTCGATCAACAAAAAAGAAGCGAACATCATACGCCTTTCAGACAAAGAATCCGTTTCCATAAAAGAGATCGTCAAAGAAGTTTTAAACGAGCTTCCGGCGAGAATCGACCTTTCCGAAAAGACCACGGACTCCAAGGCCAGCGAAGAAAAAGACCAGACGGCAATACAGATTCAGAAAGCAAAAGAAATGTGTCCTGGCTATTTCCCGCAGGCAGCAGCGGCAGCCGCCGCACCGGCCCAGAAATAATTTAAAAATAACTATTTATCAAGATAAAAGGAGAGTGCAAAGTTATGTATCAGAGCGTTCCTTTCGTAGCCCAGGACAAATCATTTGTAGGTAAAAAAGTGGCCCATTACTCAGAAGGCCATCCGATCAACCGCACCGGCCAGATTGACGGCGCCGAAACTTTCCCGTTCGAAGCCGGAACTGTTATGGGCGAAATAACAACCGGCCCGAAAGCCGGTAAGCTCTGCCGCTACGCAAATACCAGAGAGGACGGCGGCGAAGTCGCGATCGGCATCATAGAAGAACAGATCGATTCGAAAACCGTAAACGGCACAACCCACGACATAATCACAAGTTATATCGTTCACGGCCTCATTTATGAAGCGCAGTGCGTAGGTCTCGACGCAAACGCAAAGGCAGACCTTAAAGGCCAGATAATCTTCATATAATTTCGATTTAACATAGCAACAAATTTATAAAAAAAGGAAGGTAGAAAAATATGCCTGATTCATTATATTCAGTTCTGAATCCGCAGTTTATAAGCGGACTCATTCAGCAGTTTCCTATTAAACAAATGCTTTCGGCTTCGATATACGGCTCAAAAACATCAGAAACTATGGACCTTGATTGGGACGTAATCCGCGGTTCGTATCCCATGGCGCCCATTACCGGTATGAACTCGCCCGCCCCCATGTGCGCGCCTCCGAACATGGTCACGATGAAAGGCACCGCCGTCGTAATCAAACATAAGATTCCGATAAAAGCATCTCATATGCTTTTGCTCAGAAGGCCCGGCACGCTCAACGAGAAATACGCTAATCAGATGGTCGTTGACTACGCCGCGCGCGTTTCCGACGGTGTGGATTTCCGCGTCGAATGGCTTAAGATGATGGCCCTCACCGGTGCTATCAACTACGTCGACCTTGAGGAAGGCATACAGTTCAATCTCGATTTCGGATTCAAAAGTTCGCATAAACCGGTTCTTGCCAATACGGCGAAATGGACCGATTATGTCAATTCAGACCCGCTCGCAGACATCATGACATGGATGGACCTCGTAACGGACGACGGCGGCGCGCCGGCCGAAAAACTGCTCTTAAACTTCAAAATGCTTAGACATGTTCTCAATAACCAGAAGCTTCGCGACCTCCTCAAATATACGACTGACTCGGACTTGCTTACGAGGTTCAAAGCATATCTTGCCGCTCTCGGCCTCGAGCTCATGGTTTCATACGGCGTATATAACGATGCATCTGGGAACCAGCAGCAGCTTGTCGCAAACAATAACGTTATTCTTTTGGCCGCGCAGGGCAATTCGAACACGCCTAACGAAAAAACAGCCGTGTTCATAGACGCCCCGAACGAATATACCATGGGCGTCGGCAAATACGGCGAAACCATAGAAAAGAAAGACCCGAAAACCACGCTTATACTTTCGGGACAGAACGGACTCCCGGTCATCCAGTACCCTGACAGGATCGTCTCCGCGACCGTAGCCTAAATCACTCCTTTAGGTGTACGTTCAGAGGCCGGGTCTTTTATGGGCATTCAAGACTCGGCCTCGCCCGCCCCGGGATATAAAAAGAAGTAAAAAAAAGAGGCATCGAACAATGGGAAAATATACAAACGCTGCCGCGGTGAAAGCAAATTATAAACGCTTCAATTCAAATGCTTCAATCGAAGAACCAAAAGTTGAAAGTTTTATAACCTACGTCGAGAGCATAATCGACGGTGTGCTTTATAAAATTTACGCCATACCGCTCGTGGATGAATCCAATGTGCCATCCATTCCGGAGATCATTAAATCGATCGCTATTGAGATGTCAACGGCACGATGCCTCAAATACTTTTTCGACAGTAATCAACTCACTGAAAATGAAGTTGTCCGCAATATGTGGCTGGACCATTTTGAACTTCTTAAAAGCTACGTCGAGAATCCGCCCGATATGCTTTTACCATGCAAGTTCAGAGCTGGCGTTCGTATGGCGGATAACGGTAAATTCGAATTTAATCAACAGCTTGAAACCGCGTCATCGTCAATATGGTCGACCGGAATGGACGCGGCCAATCAGGGGATGCAGCCTATATTTGATCTCGACGATTGGCCGGATTCACAAGTAAACCGCGAGAAGTTAAGCGACATAAACCGGAGCTGAAAGCGATTATGGAATTTATCGAACTTAAAATGAACATCGATGCGGCAAAGGTATTAGGCAAAGTAAAAGGCCTGATGAACAGGCTGGCGAATACGAAGCCGGCGTTTAAAACGATCGCTAATTTTATTCGAAGCAGGGTTCTCTTACACTTTAAAAATCAGAAAGGAAGAACGGCGGGATGGCAGGGACTTGCGCCAAGAACTTCCGGAGACATTCAGCGTAAAACAGCTGATAAAAAATCATGGAACGAGATCAAGAAATTTGCTGAAGGCAATATAAAAAAAGAAACCACACTTAAAAAGAACTTAACCAAAATCAAAGGTACAAATTATTTGGCAGGCCATAAGCTACTCGTCAATAACGGAAATTTAATTAATAGTTTACAGGGCGGCGCGGACTCAATTTTTATTTATAAGGACGGAATGGCGGTCGTCGGAACGAATATCGATTATGCGAAATATCACGAGCATCCGAAGTATCCCAACGCGCCGACAAACTCATTCCATGAAAAAAAGCGCATCCCAAAGCGCGATTTTATGTTCGTCCAGGCACCCGACATAGCTCAGATTAAAGACATTCTGGACAGGTTTATTTCATCAGGAAGGGCATAAACATGAAGAAGACGATCAAAGATATTTATACGCTTCTGTCGGTAGATACGCGCTTAAAGACCGACGGCGTGGATACCATAGCAGTTAAGACCTTCCGCGAATTTAACGACCCGCTCGTAATGGATTTCCCCGCCGTCATGCTCGAGCGCGTTTCGAAAGATAAACAGATAAAGTCCATGCCGAGCGGCTATCTCGAAACGTTCAGCGTAGATATCGTATGCGTGACGACCGAATACGGAGACAGCGACAATGGTTCAAATATGCTCGGCTACGACCGCATAGATACGCTGACCAATATCGTAGAGAAAATATTGCAGGAAAATCCAAAGATCGACGGAAGCTATCTCGATTCAGATATCACCAGCACGCGATACGAAGCTGGCGCCGCCGACAATTATATTTTTTACAGCGCTATCATTTCACTAACCGCTAAAAGACGCGTACTCATTCAACGGTAAATAAATCATAACTCAAAATAATATCAATCAAAGGAGAGTGTTTTAAATGGCGAATGGAATTGAAAGTAAGATATTGATCATCCACGAAGACGAATTCGGCGTATACGCTTCCGGAAATACCAAGAAAAGAATCGAGGTAACCGAAAACAGCGTCCTCGGGAAATATGATTACAAAGATCCCGAAACTATATCAGGTGAGCTCGTAAAAGCTCCGAATATTCAGACAAAGAAAACTGTTGAAGGCGGCAATGGTATTATATGCGCGCCCGAAAATGGATTCCCCGAATTCTTAAAATATGCTCTCGGAAGCGTCACGACATACGCCGGCGAATTCAAAAGAGAACGTCAGACCAATAAAACAGGAACATTCTTAAGTGTAAACACTATTCCGGTAACGGTCGGTTCGGATTTCGTCTGGAAGAAAGCGACTGGTGGCGTCTGGACGAAGCTCACGCGCGTAGTTTCTGATCCTACCGCAAATCAATATTCAATCAGTATAGCAGCGGGTGAAATCACATTGGGTACCGCCGCCGTTAGCACGGACGAATTCATGATCACATATTGCAAGAATGTTGCCGGCGTATACTCGCACGTTTACCGTCCTGGAACACGTGGTTCCTTCCAGGTATGGGATACCAAAGGTGGCATTGAACTCTTTGAATTCACGGGATGCAAAATCGATTCGTTCAAACTTTCGATAAATGCCGAAGACTTCTTACAGGCAGATTGCAGTATTGTTTCACAGGATGATGCACTTGGCAGCGTTACCGGCCATACATTTCCCGAAGAACTTACTCTTTCGCCTCTCGACCCGTTCATTTTCAAACAGGCAAAAGCGAAACTTGACTGGGTAGACGAAACCATGCTCGAAAAGATCGACATAGAAATCAAAAACAATGTTAAAGCGCGCTTCTCAATCCGCGGCGCCGACACCTGCCGTAATATAACTTCCGGCAAGCAAGAAGTTTCGATTTCAACCGAACTCGAGTTCGTTGACATGACCTACTACAATAAATTTAGAAACGCGACATTCGGTGTTCTTGAAGTCGTTTACGGCCTCGTCAACGGCGTAAAAATAGGCTCCACGAACGTGACATACCAATTCCATATTTTCATTCCGAACTTCAGGTTTGAAAGCGCCGATGTTCCGACTACGCCTGACACATTGGTTATCGCATCCGAAGGTTTCGCTAACCGCGATGCAGGCCTCGGCTTCGGTTATGAAATGGTTGTCGTTAACTCGCAGCCCGCAATAGCATAGCAATAAAATAATTTAATTGCACAGGCGGCGGTGATGATAAGGAAGTCTATTACCGCCGGCCTGAATTTTACAAATAAAATTAAAGGAGTGGTTAGAATGAAAATTTTAAAGTTTACCAAAGAGGTCAAATTTGGTGATTATGAATTCATAATCAAGAAACTTGCCGCAGGAGAAAATTTGGAAATCCAGACAAATGCCTTTAAATTCAAGGATAATGTCGACTTGACGAAAATCAAAGACGATAACGTCGGAGCATCGGTAATAACGGATACCGCAACCTTACGCTTAATGACGGTCTCAAAATCAATCATCAAATGGAATATTGAAGCTGATGAAAGTGTTCCGGAAAATACGAAGTTTCTTGAAATTAATCTCGAAAACGTTAAATTACTCCCGAATGACGTTTTTACCGAACTCGAGCGCGAGATAAAAGCAATAAATAAAGCGCCGTCTAAAGGTGAAGTAAAAAACTAAGAAGCGGATTGAGGTTACTTTTTGGGGATAGAAAACATTTTTTCAATCCCCAAAACACAGAATTTTTAAGGATATTAAACGTTTGTAAATATCTGAACCTCGATCCGGAAACGGTAAAAGCGATGGATTATGATTTCTTTTTGCGACTTGAAATTTACATAGAAGAAGAAATTAACCATCGTAAACGCCAACAGGTAAAAGATAAGCTTAAGAATAAAAGACGGTAAAATCAATATTTTGCCGTCTTTTATTCTTTATCGAGAGGTGAAATTATATGTCTAACGATAACGATATAGCTTTGAGGGCGACGCTCGATGCGATCGAAGTATTGCGCAGCATTAAATCTTTGAATGACAGTATAAATGATCTGGTAAAAACAGCGAAGCAAGAAATATCTTTAAAAGTAACGGCGGAATCAAAAGATATTGATAATGTAAAGGATTCATTATTAAACGTTAGTTCGAGCATCATGTCAGCTTTGAATCCGTTGAATATTTTAAACACTGCATTTAGTGCTATGTCAACTGCATCGAGTTTGCTGATGGGCGGTTTAAGCAGCCTCGGCGGCATCGTCTCAAGCGCCGTGACCGCTCCGTTTAAATTGGCTTATTCGATATTTGAAACAGGCATGAGCGTTGTTTCAGGCTTCGGTAGCGCGATATCTTCATTGATGTTTAATCTTGCGAATCTCGGCCAGTCGATCGACACTCTTTTAACGCTTTTTTCACCACTGATAAACGCTTTTACTTTTGTGAAAGATGCGATGATGAACGCCATAAATGTTACGTCAGAGTTTGAAAATCAAATGTCTAATGTTGGGTCTGTCTCGAGCGCGAGTGCGGTCGATC